TGTGTCTGGGCCTACTATGAGCAGTACACCATAACTTTTTGTTTGTGATTCCAAACGTGCAGCAACACTTACAGGATCACCCAAGCAGTCATATCCCAGTTTCTTTTCACTGCCTATGTTGCCCACTAGTATTTTACCTGTGTTAACACCAGCACCTAGACCAACAGGAGGTTTACCTTCTTTTGCCAAGTCTTGATTAAATCCTTCACATGCACTAATCATATCCAATGCTGTCTGCACTGCACTGCGAGCATGATGCTCATCGTCTAAAGGAGCACCATGTATGTGCATACTGGCATCTCCAATGTACTTTATGATAGTACCATCATTGGCCATAACAGGCTCTGTGATAGCAGTCATGTATCCATTGATAGTGCGAGTAAAGCCTTCTACATCTGCGCCATAACTTTCACCTAGTCCTGTAAAGTTACGCATGTCAGTCATTACACAACTTAGTACTTTTTCTTCACCGCCTAGTTTTATAAGACTAGGATCTTTTTGTAGTTTTTCAACAACTGTTGGATTTACATATGTGCCAAACTGCTTTTTAATCTGCTGCTTTTGGAAGAACTCTAATACAAATCTGTTAAACACTGCATGAAATCCAGTGATTACAGTTGTTATTAGTGGCATAGTGCCATCAATTAGGAATAGTTTTGTTGTCCAAGCGTAATAAGGTGCGTACACAGCACCACCTGCAAACACAAGCACTGCGCCGCCAACAAACCAATAAGGGGTAAAACGTGCAAGCACCACTAGAAATAATCCCAGTATGCCTGTTGCTGTAAGTTCTGCAATATTACCCCACCATGGACGTGTGATTTGATCACCGTCAATCATTGTTTGCAGTGTGATTGCTGCTGGAATAAAACTGTACCTTTCACCCACAGGTGTTGCAACCATTGTTGTGGTGCCTGCGGCTGTGGGAGCAATGATAACTGTGCCTCCAGCAAAACCACCGAAGTCATCACTGGCTGCACTAATAGTTGCAAACTGTTTGTTATAACGCAACCATATTCGTGCATTGGCATCTGTGTTTACAATTGGATAACCTGGTATGCGCACTTTCTCTACACCTGCGGCACGGGTGAAGTTGTCTGCATTTGTGACAAATCCTTTGTCTGCATACAGGGAGTCTGCAACACCGAAAACCTTGTTCCAGTCAACACCTTTCTCAAGGTGATCAATGAAGTGCTGTTGCATTGTTGCTGTGGTCATGGAATTCATCGACGGATAACAGAGATGGCAGGTTGACCCTGCTTAAACACGGTGTCTACGACTGTCTGAACGGACTTAGCAGTGCTGATGCCTACTTTATCATAGACTGGAACACAGACCAGTCCAAAGGTCTTCTGGGTGCCTCCTAGACGGATCACACGACCGATTGACTGGGAGATACCGATATAATCCATGTTTCTCATGAACAATACTGCCTCAAGTCCACTGACGTTGATACCTTCAGACAAAATAGAGTGATGAAGAACAACAAACTTTTTGTTAGGATCTTTACCCCATGCGTTGAGAGTATCGAAGAATTGTTCGCGATTGACTTTCTTTCCGTCGATGATTGCACCAGTCTTGGAAGTAATAGTCATCCAAGAATAACCACGAGATGCAATATCTTTGCAGAAGTCAGAGTCACTCAACAGACCCATAATCTGTTTGGTAGTGCGAGCACAGATCAGAACTTTGTCAACACTTTGGTCATCAATAGTCTGCATCAGAAAGTCACTATCGCGAGAATAGATCTTGAACTTATCGGTCACCATATCCAGTTGTTTGACAACAACTTTAGGAGGAAGAATGTAACCCTGTTCGACAAGTTCAGGTGCAGGAACATTTGCGATCACTTGACCATAAACATGACCCCAATTCATCCCTGGTTTCTTGAAAGTAAGAGAGTGTTTTGGAGTTGCAGTAAAGAAGAAACAACGATCAGATTTCTCTGCAAAATACTCAGTTGCAGGAAAGAAGTTCTTCTTAACGGAGTTGTGTGCTTCGTCGAAGTAAATGTTATTAACCTCGATGTCTGCTTGACGCAAACGATCAAGGGAATTGTAGGTGGTAAAGATCAAAACATCCTCACCAACATTACGGGCAGTGTTAGTAAAGACGTTAATCTTATCAGGATTAGTGGTAGAAAAGTGATGCGTTTCTCCAGAGTGAACGTGCATCACATGAGCATACTTAACATTCAAAACTTCAAGAAACTCACTGCAAAGTTGTTCTGCAAGGAGAATACGAGGTGCAACAATAACAGTCGTAGAACCACACTTATTCTGTTGAATGTGTGCAGTATCTTGAATCATGCACATGGTTTTACCACCACCAGTTGGCACAATAACTTGACCCTTATTGTATTCTTGCATACGACTAAGGATGCGAATCTGGTGCGGACGGAGTTGCATTAACCTCGTTTCTTTTGTATGAATACAATATAAAACCTCTCACCAGTGAAGGCAAGAGGTGTGTGCAGGTTATTCGATTGTCACACTAATCAAAAGTCCTTGAGTAGTTTGAGCGTCTCAGGATCAAATTGTTCCTCTACTCCACATTCAGGGAGCAACCATTCTTCGCTCGAAGACTCCATGTAATCATCATAGAGTTCATCAAAATCGTTGTACTTTTCGTTGTTCATTCTACAGAAGTTGTTTCGCAATTTGTAAATGGACCTCTACGAATAACAGAGGCATTCATAACTTTAGAAAAGGGAGAATTGATGATCAGTTGTTCATCTTCCTCAGACAGATTGCCCCATCTTGCAGAGGCAATCTGTAGTTTGAAAATGTCAACTAAGATAAAAAGTATGTCCATTACTTTGATTCAACATACACATAATTAGGATGTTTTTCCTTGAAGGCATCTACTTGTTTTTGATCTTTAAGAAAAACCGAAAGAGTAGTGTTAGGGTGTTCCTTAAAGTAATACTTTACTTGGATCATTTTACTTTCCATCGGTAATACCTCCTGAGGGGATTGCAACCTGTTGCTTGTATGTATCGCTCCAGGTTTTAGTATCATAACATGTCCATTCGCCATTTGCAAACACATAACCAAACTCTTCACCATTCTCAATGAAATCCATCAGGGATTTATCAAGGTTAGGTGCATTATTTTCCAGAGATTCACCACGGGAAGTGTAGTGAAGAGGACCATTTTCGTCAAGAGTTTCGTTATTCCAACCTGCATTTGTCCAGGTGCAAGACATGTCACCACCATCAATCAGTTTAGAAACTTTCTCTTTGGTGTTGTAATAATCGCGGAGGACGCGACCATTGAACTCAGGATAACCATCATAATGACAATAAACCGAAAGAATAGAATTGTCTTTGAGTTGGATACCGATGCGAGAGCGAGTTCCCATTTGTTTGTTTGAACTGAAGTTAGTATAGGGTAGAAAGGGATCAGCAGATGCCCTGCTGTGCAAGTTCTTCATCTGTCACAAGACCCACATCCTTCAGGTATTCTTTCTTATCAAAAGAATAGAAATCTTTGTCCCAGTTAGCATAAGTTTCATCAAACTCTTTAGACAGACGAACACATCGAAGATTGAGCATGGTGTTGTAACAAAGGTTGTTCATTTCCTTTGTTTCTTCAGCAGGCAACCAAGCATTTGCGACTTGATTAAACTTCTCACCCACAAGTTCTTCCATCAGTGAGAGTTGTTCTTCAGTCAAGTTGATGGTGAGCATCAGGGTCGTTCCTTTGACTCTCTTAATATACACGGATCAGAGACCCCTGGCACCGCCTGTGGCACACTTCTTCATCCGTCACAGGGTATCCGACTCCATTCCCGTGACGTTCGTGCCCTGGCGTAGCATCTTCATCATCGCTTCTTGAGCAGATTCCATGGAAAAATATACCGCATAGCGAAGATCGTCCCCAAGGTAATATCCAACCTTGTAAAATTCTGTGGGTTCTTTATACTTTCTTGTTCTCATTTTCACAATTCCTCAACATAAAATCCACGTCGTACATCACTTAAATGACCATTTGCAGAGTAAAAACGTAAATCAGATTCATGATTGGGAGAGAATTTCAAACCATTTCTGACATTCATTCCTTCTTCATCCCAAATTGGATATACTTTTGATCCCATAGAAAGATCCCATATTTGATCGTTACCAGTTCTCAAATGTATCTCAAAAGGTTTATCATCTTTTGATTCAATGTTCAGATATTCTACATCAATATCATGAATAAAGTCTGGTAATTCATATTCAGGCAGTTCAACTTTTTCCCAAACTTCAAATCTAGTTAAGTTATCTTCGGTTTCATGAGTGCCAATCATGGCACTAAATGGTACCCATTTGTTACCTTCTCTTCTGTAATCGATGCTATAATGATCACCCTCTAAGTATTCACACCAAAAATATCCAGGTGAAACATACTTGTGTAGAATCATATCCTCAGTGTGTAATTCTGGATCTAGATGTATTTTCTCTGCACCAATACCTTGACCAAATAGATTGTAAATCGGTCTTACGATGTAATCACCTTTTCTTTTGATTGGCACACAAGCAGGTCCACATTCATAACCAAATCGCATTGCAACTTCAAGTTTATTGAACACCCATCTATGTTCTGGGTATGTTTCCCATGCTTGAACATCATCATCAATCATCTTTCTTTTCTTCTTTTTGTTTTTCTTTCTGTTTTTCTAAGATCTTTTTCACGATCTTTTCGTATTGTTCTGCACCAAGATTGTCTAGAAAATCATTCATCGTCCGAATCCAATATCAGGTTTAGATGTTTCAGCATACACTTCTCCAGTTCTAGGATCAATGTCTCCACCATATAATTCTGCCA